GTTTGTCCGGTAACCGTCACACTAGCGTCATTAGACCCGGGGAATGCTCCGAAGTCGATTTCTGCAGTGCCGATTGCATTAGCCATTAGGTCACCGTGTAAGTTCCATTCGTACCGTCAAGCGTCGGCGTGTAAGTATCGCCTGCCACCAAAACAGTAGGGGAGCCTCTATCCCAATAGCCGATGCACTGGGTATTTGTCAGGTTGTAGAGAATCACGTATTGAAACGTGAAGCCACCACCCGATGCTGTCCACGTAGGCGAAGCGGGGGCCGCCAGAACCAGCTTGTAGACGCCGCCCGTCTGCGTGGCACTGGTCACGGTGCAAGTCACACCGCCAGCCGTATAACCTCCGCTAGTGGCCAATTCTGATGCACTTGCCGCCGTGGTATTGGTAGCCACGTTGGGCGCAGTGTTGGACAGAATCAGCCGCCAAGAGTCAGTACCAGCGTTTGCAGCTTCCTGCAATACCTCGGTGCCGATCTGGTATTTAACATATGTAAGTGTTGCCATTATTCGCCTACCATTTCTGTGATTTCCATAGAGCCATCAGGCAATTTGCGGCCCGTGCGTGTTTTTGGTGCTTTCAGTGTCTTGACCACTTCGCCAAGTCCCTTAAGCATTTCTCCGTGCATTGCAGCGACCTGAACCATGGGGTCTTCTTTTGGTTCATTGGTGATCTCTGCCGCGACTTCCTGAGCCGCTGCATGTTGCGCGGCCATGGATGCTGTGTCTATTGCAGTTTGTGCGCTGATTTGAGCCACTTCGATCTTGGTTGCGTTGTCTAGTTGCGACTTCTCGCGCTCCAATTGGGCACGGCTTTCCAGCTCCATTTGCTTCAATCGGGCCTCATGCTCTTGTTTGGATTGCTCCAACATCTCAGCGTGAGCCATGCGGGACTGCTCTAATTGCGCGTCAAGTTCAGCCTTTTGCTGTGCGGCCTGCATGTCAGCCTGTAGGCGCATTTGATCTGCTTGTTGCGCGGCTTGCATCTTGGCTTGTTCAAGCTGGAACTTGCCCTGCTCCAACTGTTGAGCCGCTTGCATCTTGGCCTGCTCCAACTGCATGTTCATTTGGCTGGCTTGTTGGTCAGCCTGTAATTTCAGCATCTCAGGGTTTGGCTGTGGCTGTTGTGGTTGCTTGGCCTTCTCAGACGCGGCCTGAATAAATTGCTCTAGGCTTGCCTCCATGCCCTTGCCAGCCTTGAATGAGCGAACACCGAACATGAGCATCTCGCCCAATAGCGGGGCCAGTTCAGGCGGTGCTTGAATGGCTTTCTCAATGAACCCGGATGCAGCGGTCAGGAACTCCATGCGGTCTGACTTTTCCTGCGCTTCGTCCAGCTCTACAAGCGAATCCGTCTCCACCTCGATGCGGAATGCACGAACGATGTCGTTTTGCAATAGCTGCATCGCCTGTGACAAATGCTGTGCGTCTTGCGTTTGGGCCATTCCAGACATCTCAACCAGAGACTCGGGACGGTAGAAAGCGCACATGATCTGCGCCTTAATACGCAAGATGTCACTGGCAAACCGGGCCACGTCTGCCTGCATTTCCTTCAAGCGAAGGGATGCGTATTGGCTCTTGATCTGTTGGGCAGTAGCGGTTTCAGACGCTACCGATGCACCGCGAATGATGTCAGACAGTCCGGTGACTTCGTAAATCACCTGCTTGGCCTGCTCACGCGCTGCGTACAGTTGCTGCAGTGCGTTAACCACCATGTCCAACGGCAGGAAGTCAACAGAGCCTTTCAAGCCACCGCGCTCACCGAATGCAGCCCATGTATCCACGGGAATAAGGGTGTTGTCCACGCCTTCATTCAGCATGCGCTGGATGCCAGGGGCTGATGCGTCGTACACACCGACAACCTTCACTGCCTCCACCAACTTACCGATGCGCTCGGTCAATATATCAAGCTCTTGGGCTTGGTCTTGATACATGATGTAATCAGCGACAGGAACTAGGCTATCAGTTGTGAGCGTGGCAAACAGTGGCTTAGGACATGGGAAAAAGCAATCCAACTCTAGCGGATCTGGCTTTTCGTCTAATACTTTGTCGTGGCCAATGGCAATCCATACTGCGGTTTTGGTTGTCTTGTCCCAGATCTCCCAGACAACCGCCTTTTTCATGTTCTCGGTGTTCACACCGTCACGCTTCAATTCCTCGGTACCGATAGGCTCATGGGAAAGCGGAATGGTTTTGAAGTCTTCTCCAAAACGCTCAATGCCTTCCTCTTTGGACATGTAGACGCGACGGGCTACCCATGTCACTTCCTCCCATGTGCGGGCCGGGGAATGGCGAAAGTCTTTCCAGTAGACGTAATCAACGGGAGATGTCTCCAATTGATACGTGTCTTCCATCTCTGGTTCCACGTCGTCCGTGATCTGTGTTTCTCCAACATCCTCAGTCTGTCCGGGTGTGTATTGGGGCTCAAAGCGAACCCATGCAACACCGCGACCAGGTAATAGGCGGTCAATAATGGAGTGCTTCAGGCCAGAATCAAAGTCGCTGTATTGGTCAATCTCGTACTGCAAGGCACGTTGCAAGACCTCTGAAGCCACACGGCCCACGGGGTCAGCGTCTTTGTATCGGCGTGAGCATTCGGCTTTTGGTTTACGTGAATAGACAGCAGGAAGCAGGGTGCGAATGTTCGACCAGAGGATGTTGTATTTGCGGTTGGAACCTCCAAACTCGCTACGGTCGTCACGGTAACGCTTGACGATCTTTTCGCCGCGCTCCTGCCATTTAGCCATCTCTTTCTTGGACAGTTCAAGGGCATTGAACCAATCCTGCGAGGACTTCTGTTCGTCTTTTTCAATCATGGTGTTATCTGTGCTGATAAAGCACCGTTAGCCACGAATGGCAGTCCGTTGGAATAAGTGGCAGTCGCCCCGGTGCTGATACACAGCTCACCAGTAGATGCCAATGGGAGGCCGTTGCAGTATTGGGAGCCAGCAGGTAGGCCTGCAGTGGCATCGAAGTAAACGACCTGCCCGGTAGGCGTGAACAACAAGCCGTTTTGCCACACCGTACCGCCAGCAGTTGCAGCGCGTGCCAGTGTTGCCAAGCTGTTAACCAGAATACCTTGGACGTAGTTATCCCCTGCAGCAGGGACGGCAGTGGTTAGCTGCGCTTTGTCTGATGCTAGGGGAAATAATGCCATTTAGATTCTTCCGTTACGTTTTGGGGTCAGTGACCACATTTGGTCAAGGGTTTGCGTTCTGGTCACACCGTCGCCAATACCCTGCATGGCCCACTTAGGCTCAGGTTTCTTGTCTTCCGGCTTCAATTCGCGCCAACTCAGCGCCATGTACCTAGCAGCGTCTGCAGCGTGGCTTGTCCAGTCGTGCAGGGGTTTGTCCCTAAACACTTTCTTATCGCTGTCCCATTCTCTACGGTACAGCTTCAGGGCTTCAATTCCGTCTTTGCACTTCTCACGGTCAAACCACATCCTAGGCAGTGCCATGCGCAGGGCTTGAATGCCATCTTGCAGGCTTAGCTCTGGAGTAATGCGACTCGTATAACCAAGGGCTTGGAATTGCTCTTGAGTGCTTTTTCCACCGCTGGCAAACGTTTTAGCTCTCGCATCATGTGGGAGCCAAAGAAAAGGCTTAGTGCCAAGTTTTGCGTAGGCGTAACCTTTACCGTCAAGCACAGAGGCGTAATGCTCAACCCCGTATCCGTTCGCAGAATAGAAGTCGATAACATGAATCTCACCCCTAGTTACTTGATAGAACCAGATTGCAGTGTCATCCGAGTAACCAATGTCCCAAGCCGTGTAAACAGGAAGTGACTTGTCGTAAGCCACATCCGTTATCTGCTCTTGTACGATGTCTTTGGAGTAGTAAGCACCCGCAATCGCAGCTTCAAAAGAGCATTCAAACTCTTGGGCAAACTGGTCATCCGTCATGCCCCTGCGAGCATCCATCAATTCGGCATCATCAATCAATCCAGAGGTGCTGGCTTTCAGCATCATCGCAAACCATGTCTGCTCTGTCAGTGCGTATTGGTACGAGTCATAGAACTCGTTATGCCCTTTTGGCGTACCGATAAACACTGCCCAGCCTTTACGGTCTGTCAGCATGGGTCGGACAACTTCACCCCATACGCTTGAGCGCATATCGGCAAATTCGTCCAATACAACGCCGTCCAGATACAAACCCCGCAGGCGGTCTGGGTTATCCGCTCCATAGAGTCGGATGCGTGACCCATTTGGCAAATCAGCCCTAAGCTCGCTTTCGTTGTATTGAATGCCGGGAATGTCAGCAGTCAGACGCTTGATATACAGCCATGCAACGTCTTTAGCCTGATTGAACTGTGGGCAAACGTAGGCATATCGGGCGTCTTGTTTCTTGGTGAACAAAGCACTAAGAACCAGCTCAGCCACACAAGCTACCGTCTTTCCAGCACGTCTATGACATACCAACACTGCCCAGCGCTGAGCTCGATTGTGGAAGTCTATGAACGGCTGGCGTGGTGCGTAGCTGTTTATCCCTACATTAGCCGCCATTGCGGTCTTGGATTGATTGTTGCAGCCAGGATAGCCCGGTAACCTCAAACTTCACCGCACCGCCATCAGCGCCTGTAATGGGTTGTTCAGCTTTGCCCCATCCTCGATCCATCATTGCCTGAGCAGCGGCTACACGCGCAGCGGATGAACCATCTTCCATTACGCTGGCCAATGTTGAAATCGCAGTCTGTGTGTACTGCCTTGCCAGTTCCCGAACGTGTTTAACGTCCTCTGGCAGCTTTGGCCGTCCAGATGGGTTGCCACTCACACCTTTAGGGAATGGCTTGCCTGACGGCTGTTTACGGCTGATACCAGTGGACGATTTAGGGTTTCCCATATCGTCTACCTTTGAATAAAAAAGCGCACCTTCTTTACGATGCGCAAAGGTCGATAAATCAACCAAGGGGAGTGAAACTAACTTACGGCTGGTGACTGTGGCCTCCACCGGGAATCCCCAGCAGCAATCACCATGCGTAAATTCACCAGCCCCCAATAGACTGCCTTGGGGAGGCGGATCTACTGGGGTTTTATGCTGGCTTATGCACATTAACTCATGTGCAATGAGCCTGACCTTTTGCACGGATTGGCTTGAGAGAATGCCAATGTGCTGGCCTTTTGGGTCTAGCGGCCAGGGTTTGGAAATTTTAGGGCGAGTTTCGCCCCTGTGCTATTTATACACCTAAATCCGAAGTATTGCAAATACTTTTATAGAATTCCAGCATTCCGTAATCTCACAGTCAACCCATGCCGTGCGCTGGATAGTATTTCAGCCCTTTGATGGATGTCTGTCGGGATTCTTGCGCTATTCCATACATTGCGGCCCGTGGCAAGGTTGCGGGCCTGGAGTTGCAGTGCAGTCCGGTACAGATCGCAAAGCTGCATCACATGGAAGTCGATAGCCTTCATTTGGTCGCTGTCGATCTCATGGCTAACAATGTCGTCTACAGTGTCCCAGCCCCGGCTTGACTTTGCGCTCCTGAACATGGGAGAGCTGTTGATTCCACCTACGTGCTGATAGCCTTGCGCCCATTGATGCCAGGCGGATAAGAGTTGGTCGAGGGTTTGCTGCGCTTCTGCGATCATTGGTTATCTGCCTTTATTGCTTTAACGTCCATTTCTTGAATCAGGCGCTTAAGGTAGATTGATAGGTCTAGCGCCTCCTCATATGCATGTTGTAGCCATTGGCGCTCTGTAAGCGGATTTCCTGCCACCGTCCTGCCGTACTTCTTAATTCCAAGTTGCTGGCGGTCTAGGATGTTTTTGCATACTTCCTGCTCGGTGTCTTTCATCCCTGTAACTCCTTTAGCTTGCGTTTGTAGGTTTCTTTAATCTCAATCAATTCGTCGCGCTGCCACTTATGCGGTACACAATTGGATTCAAGGGCTTCGACACGTCCCAACCCGATTCTGGCAATGAGTCCGATTCGATAGTCAACGGCACGTCCAGCCCCGTAGCGGTTGCAGACTTTCCTTTGCGCGTGTGCGTTATCCTCGTGGAACCTAAGGTGACTGGCAGAACCAGTGCTGCGGTAGTGTCCACAGTCGTAACCGCCACCAACCGCTTCTTGGGTGAGAGCCTGTCCACAGCAGATACACGGTTTCGCACTATCTCTTGCACGTATGTAAGCGTTGAATGCAAATTGAGCCTCTTTAATTAGTTCTGGAATAGTCTTGATTGCTGCCTTGCGCGCCTTAGTGCGTTCGTTCTCTTCCTTTTTTACTGCCTTGACCAGCTTGGATGCGCAAATAGGGCTGCAAACAGTTTGCATTGGTCGCAATGGATAGAAGCTAGTCCCGCACTGCTTGCAGTCTTTTGGGCGTGATACGGGACTATTCATGGTTAGACGGTGTGTGTACCTTCAACCCCACGGCGCATACGTTCAATAGTGCGCTGTTGAAGCCAGTGCTGCGCTTCTTCAATGTGTGTCAGAGCGCAGGCATTAGCCTTGCATGAATACGGCCCTTTCTGGAAGCTGCGCAGGCGGTCGGCGACGATGGCCAGCAGCGCCTCATGTGTGACACCATTCACACCGACATCAGGAATCGGACCGTTCTGGAATAGCACGGTGGCATGTTCAGCGGGACCGCCATGGCGTGCGACAAATGGGTCGCTAGAATTGCTGGCAGTGTTGAATCCTTCGATCTTGTAGTGGTGGCAGGCACCACCGGAACCGGGTTCATCAATCACGGTGATGGAAAGTGTGTCATTGGCAGGATTAACCTTGTGGTCTTCAATAGTTCGCATGATTTTCCTTAATGTCCTTGTAAGTCATAAAAAACCACACCCAATTCGGATGCGGAG